CGCTCTTGATTACATAGTAAGGATCAAAAAAATACAGCTGGAAACAAAGTACGGTTTAGCTCTTATCCCCCACTATTATGATGAAATGATTGACTACTATAAAGATCTCAAAAGAAGAAGAGAGAATATGGTGGTTAAAAAAATAGAAACCCAAAAGGTTCAAATAAAGCCACCCTCCCTGTCTCAAAACAGATACAGAGACAAGAAATTAATAAATATGGAGGATTTATTGAAATGACAGAAGTTAACTCAACTACTACTGATAATGTAATGAAAGCTTTAAACCCTACTCGTGCAGTCTATTCTGTTATAGGCTCACTTTGTAAAAACCCCCATCTTTTAAGAGATTCCGAGATTATTATTACAGAAAAAGACTTTGCTCATGAATTTCATCAAATTGTGTTCTCTTCAATATATAATATCGCTTACTCAAATTATGAAGTCACTAAGATTGATGAAATTGACCTCGATAATTACCTAGCTTCTTTTCCTCAGCACTATAAGATCTGGGAAAAAAATGATGGTTTATCTTATATAAGAAAATCAATAGCTCATGCAAATGAAAACACCTTTAAAAGTAGCTATGATCGACTGAAAAAGATCTCTTTATTGCGACACTACGTATTAAATGGAATTGACGTGTCAGATCTTTATAATTGGCAGTCCACTGACCTAAAGGTTCGGAATGATGGAATGAAAAAAATAGACAGTATGACTGTTAATGAAATAATCGACCATTACACAATTAAGTTGTCTAAGATTAAAGATGAATTCAATATCGGTCAAGAAACAAAAAGCTTTATGGCCGGTGATGACTTGGATACTCTTCTAGATGAGTTAGACGAAGATCCCGAGTACGGGAACCCATTCACGAACAAGTTCTATAACACAATATTCCGTGGAAAACGGAAAACAAAGCTTATGCTACGTTCAGCTGGTACGGGTACGGGGAAAACTCGACAAGCATTAGCTGATATGTGTAATGCTTCGTGTGACGAAATTTTTGATATTGACCAAAACAAATATGTAAGCAATGGTCCATCAATCCCTACCCTATTCATATCAACAGAGCTTGTAAAAAGAGAAGTTCAAACAATTATGCTTGCTTTCATTTCTGGAGTCGATGAAGACGTAATTAAAGATGGTAAGTACTCCGATGTAGTTTTAAGAAGGCTCAAAAAAGCAATCGAAATTTTAAAGAGAGCTCCTATCTTCTGTGAATATGTAAATGACTTCTCAATTTCAGATATTGAAACAATTATTGAACGACATATTATTGAAAATAATATTCAAGAGTGTGCCTTCGACTATATT